GCGGTTTCACATATGTAATGGATTTTGATGACACCAAACGTCGACATGATTTATTATTTCAATCAGAAGGTATATGTGTTCTTGTAGATAAAAAAAGTTATTTGTTCATTAAAGATACAGTGATTGATTGGTCTTATGAATTGGTAAAAAGAGGATTACAATTTGAAAATCCTGCTGCAAAGATGAGTTGTGGCTGCCGAATAAGTTTTCAAGTTGATATGCCAGAACAAGAAGAACCTGTATTTAAACCCACTTGGTGACCTATTATTTTTGATAGACTAATCTAGTATTTTGTCAAGTTACTGATATGAAATATAAAAAATACACTATTACTTAAAATCTTTGATCAAAGATAAATAGTTAAGTAACAAAAGGAGGTTCTATGGCAATTTTACAAGCAAGTCTTCAACCACCACCTCAAACGGACGAGGGTTTAAGAAACTTTTTCCTATCAATGTATAATCATACCGCAGGTGGATTAGGTGTCAGCGCATTGGTAGCATATCTTGTTTATTCTACAGGCTTTTACTCCGCTATTTTCTCTGGCGGTTTATTCATGTGGCTTGTCTTTTTGGCACCGTTAGGAATGATTTTATATTATTCGTTCAAAGGACAAGACTGGGATTTACCCGCACTTCGAAGTTTCTATTATGCCTTTACGGCAGTGATGGGACTATCTCTCAGCAGTATACTAGCAATCTATTCAGCAACAAGTATTGTTGAAGCCTTTCTCACTACAGGTCTTACCTTTGGTTTTGCCAGTTTATATGGTTATACTACAAAGAAAGATTTATCAGGTTGGGGAAGTCTCCTACTGGTAGGTTTAGTGGGTATTATTATTGCGAGTGTACTCAACATATTTTTAGCCAGTTCAGTTTTTGGTTTAGTCATTTCAATTGTAGGTATTGTAATCTTTTTAGGTCTCACAGCCTATGATACTCAACAAGCAAGAGACATCTATTATGAAACAGGTGACTCTCGTTATGGTATTAAGTTTGCTCTGAATTTATATCTGAACTTTATCAATCTATTTCAAATGATTCTTAGTCTAACTGGCTATTCTTCAAATACCGATTAGGAGCTTTTATGGCATATTCGAACGAAGTAATGGACCATTTTGACAACCCCCGCAATGTCGGTTCTCTTGATAAAAGTAAAGATAATGTTGGCACAGGTCTTGTAGGTGCGCCTGAATGTTTTGGTGGTGAAACTTTAGTTCACACACCAATTCAGCAGTATATTTCATTAGAAGATGCTTACCATTTAGGACGAGCAATCAATGTATGGTCTTATAATATTGCTGAAGAACGATATCAATTTAAAACAGCCAAGGTAGTTCATTCTGGTAAAAAAGAACTATATACGTATGAGATTGAGGACCGACAAATTCGTGTAACACCAGACCACGAATTTCTCACATTAGATAATGGATATCGTCCTGTCAATTTAATTGGTGACCATGAATTTATTCGTGGTGTTCGTGCTGAAGTTGGTGTCGAAGGTCAAGGTGATTTTGAATCAGCACATAAATTGGTCATGATTTGTTCAGATATTCCTGCTGAAGTGGATGATTGTTATACGTTACAAGTAGAAGAAACAAATAATTATATTATTGTTACACACTTTGATCATGAATATTATTCAGGTATTGTTGCAAAAAATTGTGGCGACGTGATGAAGCTTCAAATAGAAGTCGATGAAAATGAACGAATTATCGATGCTAAGTTTAAGACTTTTGGATGTGGTTCAGCCGTGGCATCAAGTTCACTTGCAACTGAGTGGGTTAAAGATATGACTGTTGATGAAGCTTTTAACATAAAAAATTCTGCCATTGTCGAGTCGCTCTCTTTGCCGCCCATCAAGGTGCACTGCTCAGTCTTGGCGGAGGATGCAATCAAAGCGGCAATTGCAGATTATCGAAAAAAGAAACAATTAAAGGAAACACAAAATGTTTAGTCATCAAACAAGAGTTTATTGTCCAGATTTTTATTGCAAAATAAGAAAGTTTCGAATAGGAGATGAAGCTGTTGTAATGAAAGATGGTCAAATGAAACTTGCTCAAGTGATCGAAAGACCAAAGGTTTTTCATATCAAAGAAGATTTACTTTGTTTACAATTCGAAAATACAGAAAAACCTATCTTTTGCTCAACTGATACAATCTTTTATTATTATGATACAAATCAAGCTGTGGCTGCTGAACATTTAGAAATCAGTCGTTTGCTCAAAGGTTTCAATTTTTCACCATGTCGGTTGATTCATAAAGAAAGAATTGAGAATCAAGATGTTCTTGATAAATTTCGTATGAATGATGACCAGGCACCTCTCTACTCACTTCGGTTTGAAGAAGATGTGGATTATTTCTTTGTCAATGGCTTGATGACCAAACCTGCTCCTGAAATGAAACCAAGTGCCACAACTTTTGATTCAGACCAACAATATATTAATGCTATGGAAAATCGATGACAAAATCAAAACTTCAGTTTCTCAAAAGATTGATCATGAGTGATACTGATTTTCAGATTATTCATCAATCTTTAAAAGCAACCGAGTCTGCTTGGATATTTGATCATAAGAAAGACCAGGTTCCTACAGTTGGTGACTTACAACATACAGCAAGACAATTGCTCGACTCTGTGATTGAAAAAGCAGATGTCTTAGGACCTTCTGCTTATTATATCAAAGGTAGTGGAGGTTTTGTTGTTACATACTATGGCGATCATTTTCCTGCGAAGGAATTAGCTGGTCACTTAACTCTCACTTTTAACATTTCAAATGTTTCTTTATCTTATCGTGATGTGGCAGGAGAACATCATACAGAAGAACGAAAAACAATTGAGGATGATGTATCTGAACTCAAAGATGATGTAAAAAAGATGTATGCTATTTTACAAGAACTCAAAAGAAATCAGCCACATCATATTCAAAGTTTATCAGACTAAGGAGAAATTATGACAGTTTATCTTGTAATGTGGAAATCATCAAAATCAAATGGTGTTTCAGCAGTTTTTAATTCACAGGCAGCGGCTGATAAAGCTTGTGAAATGTTTCGTGAAACACGTGAAGATTCTTCCACGGCATTTCATGTAGCACCATTTCTTGTTCAGTCAGAGGAGTTTTTGAATGATTCAAGTAACTAAGGAGGCTGCTGAAGCTTTATTGACATCCTATATGGCAGGAGATTTAGATCCGAAGAAAACTCTTTTGAGAGTTGGTGCGAATTCAGGAGGTTGTTCTGGTTGGCGCTGGGAACTTGAAACAAATTCAAAAGATGAAATAGGTGAAGATGATGTAACATTCGAATCAAATGATATATCAGTCGTTGTGAATAAAGAACTTTATGAAGAAATTATTGGCCCTGTGAAGATTGACTACAGTCAAAAGAATCTTGTAGAGCAAGGTTTTGTCTTCATACGGCAAAGCGGCCAGCAATGTGGCTGTGGAGAAAGTTTTACACCCTATAAAGAATTTGCTTGACATTTTGAACCAGTGTGATATGATCTGATCATTGTTTGATGATGACTAACCCTAGCGAGAGATGACCATGACAAAAGCAGAGTACCAAGCAAAGTATGTATCCCGATGCGTTCCAAAAGCAAAAAATTCGACTAAGGGCAGCAAGCAGTTCGATGCGGACCTTCGCACAAAACAAGTTCAGTTTTTAGAGTCAGGTGGAAGTGCAAACACGGAGAACTTCATGCCTTCATCTTCAGCACTCAAGGTTCGCCGAATTGAAATAATCAACGGTAAAAAATTCAAAGTAATCTCATGACAGAAAAAGTAAATCATCCTATACATTATAACCACCACCCCTCGGGGGTGGAGGCGATTGATATCATTGAGCATATGAACTTCTGTTTAGGCAATGCTTTTAAATATATCTTTCGTTTCAATCTCAAAGGTGGTCTTGAAGACATTGACAAAGCAATTTGGTATCTTGAGAGACAAACTAAGAATCCAAATACTCTTCGTTTTGATTTGCCCGAAGAAGTTTTTTTCAAAATTGAAGAATTCTTAGCTAAAGAAGATGATCCTAATTTGAAAATTGTATACAATAATATCATTCAATATCAATTTTATGGTGAGCATCCTAAAGTATTGTGGGAATCAATTGAAATTCTACATCATATTGAACAGAGGTATAAATGAAACTTTTTATTCTTTGCATTAGTTTGGCTTTACTTGCTTCATGTTCAAAAAATTATAAAATTTGTGATTTAGAACATTATGAAAAAGCCTGGTCAAATGCCGATCTGAATAGGTGTATCTAAAATGTTTCAACATTTAGATGAAGAAGATGATTCGTTTCTTGAAAATGAAAATTTTCTTTTTTTATATGAACAAATTTTTAACTCAAGTATTCAAAAATGTAATTTCAAACTTTGGTTTGATGTTATAAAAGCAGTAACAAAAAATACTCAAACTGATTTATCAGCAAAGTCTTTACAAACAAGAACATATAATTTGTTGAAAAAATGTTTGAATAGTATGATTGAAAATCAAAGTGAAAACTGTTCAATTTTTGATAGTTATATTTACATTGAAGTTTTTGGTTTAAATTATCCAGATCCTGAAAAACAAGCTTCTGTGAATATATCATTTCGTCTTGAAAACATTACTTCAAAGATATCAGATATTTTTGTTTTTGATGAAATAGTTGATGAACAACATTTATCACATGATGAAAGAATTTCTTCTCTTGAAAATCGTGTAAAAGCTTTGGAGAAAAAGATTGGCATATAGGGGGTATTATGTCACCAGCAAATTTTCGAAGATGGCGAAGAATTTTAGTTTGGAGCATTCTCGTTGGATCAACAATTTTTTTACTAGACTTTTTTTACATGGCAAATATGTAGCCGCTTCATCAGGAAAGAGTGATACTTGATGGCATACCACACACCATCAAAATTGTCCTTGGCACTTTTCATGGTCCTGTAAGTTGTGACTATGAGGTATAAATCACTCAACTCTCAACTGGCGTTCTTCGGAACGCCCTACTCTTTTAAATTATGGTCACACAAATTGAATTTCGTAAATGTTCATATGAGCAGTTCTGTTCAGAACTTGCTATTCTCGACATCGGTGATAAAACTGGAACATTTCAAGTCAAACAACATCTAAAACCATTTCTACTTCGAGTTTGTCGAAATCCAAATGATTTGCGACTTGACCTTTATGAAGACTATACTAAAAAGCTTTACGAAATTTTAGTTACAAATGCAGAAGAATCGTTTGATTATTTTATTGACAAATATATTTCACTCAATAAATCTCTTGAAAAATATTTGTATCTACCAAAAAAAACATCTCTTGAAGGAAAAGTTTTCAATGGACAAAAAAATGCCTGGCTTGGTCGTTTCTCAAAAAATCTGAATCATCAAGAATTTTTTAGCACTAAGAAGTATTCAGATAAAGATAGTGAATATACTTATGGTTTACTTCGTGTAATGTATGAGAAGTTTCATATAAGAAACTCCATGGCTTGTCCAGCTTTCTTTGATTCGATTCTTAAAGCTCAAAACTATGGTGCTTTTTGGAAAGCATTCATGTTAGGTTGTAACAAACCATCAATTTTTAATCCACACACATACTATTCAATTCTCTCTGAATGTTTTTCAGGTGAAGTTTTATTCGCTCCTGTGATGGGTTGGAATTCTTATCAGATTGGTTTTCAGAACAGTTTTTTTAAACATATGATCACAACAGATGTGATTCCTTCTGTTGTTGATAACTCAAGATTAGTCACAAGATTATATGATCAGAATCCTTTTATTGAAGCAAAACAAGTGGATGCTTTTCTTTCACCAAGTGAGAAGTTGGGTATTGGTTTTATTCATGAATATCAAAATATGGTAGATGCTGTTTTGTTTTCACCACCTTATTATAATCTTGAAGTCTATGAATCAGGAGAACAATCTTATAAAAATTATCCAAGTTACAGTGAGTGGCTTGATTGCTATTGGAGGGTAACTCTTCAGACTTGTGCTGAAGTGATGAAAAGAAAAGCCAAAATCGGCTTTGTGATTTCAAACTATCGGGGTAATGATTCTTTCTGTGCAGATATGACAGAGATCGCAAACTCAATCTTTGTTCAAAAGGATGTTTATTCTGTCAAGTGGGCTGCTCAAAGAGGCAGTCGAGCACCGAAGAAACAAGCTCAGGGTAATCTTGAAAACTTGTATATCTACTCTAAAATATAACTCTAAATAGTAGGATAATATGAAAGAGATCGACATTATTATAAGTATTACAGGCTTCGTTTTATACTCTTGTGTATTTTCATTAGCGATAGCCGGTAGCATGTATTGACCCGTGATTTATTATTAACGCACTTGCTGTTGGGTCAATCAGTGAGTGTATCAAATCTTTGAAAGGAAACAATGAAAAAATTCCTCTTCCTCTTTTCTCTCATCTTTTCTCTCATCTTTTCAACAGCTTACGCCGATAAACCAAAAGCCGCATTTGTCTATGTAGGACCTGTAGGAGATGGTGGTTGGACCTACGCACAGTGCGACATGAAGTCGTTGGTTTGATGTAGATGAGAGTTCTACTATGATTTACTACAATCATATCACTGTCCCTGAAGCAGGCATCCGAGCAGAAATGCTTTGTCTGAAGCCTTCATACAGAGATGTAAGAAAGATAAACGAAAGTGAACCGAAGCTGCAAGTAAGATCTGCAGCTGAACTGATAACGTATCCCGAGTCTGCAATGTATTCGCAACTTGCCCACAAATGTCCTGTGCAAGAATACAACGAACTGATCACCAAAGTGGCAACTGGTGACGTAGTAGACGTAATAATAGACGTAGTGGGGTATAAAGGCGGTATCTTCCCTTACAGTAAAACAAACCAACGAAACATGGTAAACCTGTATAGCAGTCAGAGCAATGATTCAAACGTCAACTCTGACAAGTTCATGAGAGCGAATGCTATGCTGGTAAAGGAAGTCACAGAAAGCGAATGCTCTGCTGTAATCGCAGAGATAGCTGCATCATGCAGTAACACGAAAGTGTGCAGACTTGTGACAGATCAGAACAATAGTAGCAGAGTAGAACTATGACTTTAGTTTCAGATGTAAGCAAATCAGTTGAGTCAAGACTCGTAGAGAAGACATCAACTGGCAACACTGAGAAGTGTTTCAATGCAAATGACCAGAAGCATGTTGTATCCAACTGGGATGACATTAGCTGGAAGTATGTTGAGAGACACGTAGCACGTCTACAAAGCAAAATTGCCGTAGCAGCAATCAATGAAGATCATAAACTTGTGCGTGACCTTCAAAGATTACTTGTAAAATCTTACGCCGCTAAGTTCATTGCCGTCAGGCAGGTGGCGCAGATCAACACTGGTAAGTTTAGTAGTGGTCTTGATGGACAACTCTGGTTGAGCCCACAACGAAAACTTAGAGAAGCACTTGAACTAAACCCCTTCACAACGTCATATGATGCCGTGAAAGAAGTGAAGATTCCAAAGAAGCAGAAAGGTCAATTCCGCACACTTGGTATTCCGACGATAAGAGATAGAGCATTACAGATGCTCTGGAAATTAGCGTTAGAGCCAGTTGCAGAAGTCCGAGCCGATGACGAATCTTTTGGTTATAGAAAGCTCCGAGATGCCGAAGCAGCCGCAGCACAGATTCGTATGAATTTGTCGTCAAGAACCCAAGGTAAGAGAACGTATCACTACGTGCTTGAAGCCGATATAAAAGGTTTCTTTGACAACATCTCACACGATTGGTTGCTGAAGAACATCCCGATGGACACGAAAGTGTTGCAAGCTATGTTGAGTGCAGGCGTAATAATGCGATCTGATGAACAACCAGCCAAAGACTCAGATACCTCTGCAGGCACACCGCAAGGTGGCGTGTTGAGTCCAGTCTTAGCTAACATCGTTCTTGATGGTCTTCAGAAAGCCATTCACGAAGGTATGTATCCGACTCAGAAGTTGTATACAGACAAGAAAGGTGGTTTTACTTATTTCTACAAGAAGACAAATAAGCGTGACGCAAAACGAGGTAACAGAATAGTCAGAAAGCAGTATGCTGCTGGTTATAAAGTTGTCCGTTATGCCGATGACTTCATTGTCTGCTGTAGAGGTGAGAGAAGAGCCCATGACGTGAAGAAAATTGTGAACGAATTCTTGTCTGACAGAGGTTTAGAACTGAACGAAGAAAAGACCGTTGTGACGTCAGTTGCAGATGGTTTTGACTTCCTTGGTTGGAACTTCAAGATGACAAGAAGTAACAAGTTCTGGAAACGTCCGAGCCACGATAATATGTCTGCTCACGAAGCGAAGCTGAAAGAATTGCTGAAGAGAGGAATTCCGAACAGCCGAATTGAGTTAGCCGATCTATTTATGAAGATAAATGTTGTCAAAAGAGGTTGGATGGCATATCACAAAGGTTGTGATAATCTGCCAGCCTACAGCGATGGTATTTCATTCCGAACGTGGGACAAATGCTTCAAGTATTTGAAGCATACTAAAACCAGAATGCTCGTTCCAGATTTCATAAAGAAGCACTTAGTTGACCGACCTGGTGTGAAAGGTGGTAGAAATATGACCTTCTTTGCTAATGACCCGTCACGCTTTGATTACAGCCTGAATACACCGCACATCGTGTATCTTGAGCCACATCAAACGTTCTACAAACATATTGATGATCGCCGACCAGAGAAAGGTATAAATCCTTTCTTGACTGAGCATCAGCCATATGTTCGTTGGTGGCAGAGTTATAAAGCACAGAGAACGCACCAGAACTCATATATACTAAGAATTCTGAAGAACCAAAGTGCTGTGTGTCCAGTCTGTGACCAGTTCATAGATCCTGATATACATAGTCCGAGTGTTCTTCCAAAGTTATTAGGTGACAAATCAAGAAAGATAAAAGACGTGCAAGCAGTGCACTTTGACTGCCGAGCGTCATACAAGTGCTACAAAGGTTATCATCCTGATGCGTTTGATAACTTTGATAAAGTTTGCCAAGACTCAGTGCTTACTACACGTGAGATACTGAGCCGTTATAACCCTAATCTTGTGAGACCAGAAGATGTTCTACCTGACTGAGACTGAAGACGTCAACCCTATCGTCAGCAATGATGTTAGTAACGTTGCCACGTCTGTTCAGCCAAATAGAGCCGCTACCGGTGCCGCATCGCCAGCCGATTCGTCACCACCTGAGAACATAAGAAGAGATGCTATAAGATCTTCCAAAATGAAGTTTACCCACTTCAAGAAGAAGATTGCAGACCTTATACAGAGTAACAGATCGTGATAACCTTTTCTGATGAAAGCGGTATGCGTAGAAATGCGCACGTACCGTTTGACGAGAGACATGCTCACGTGAGTGAGTGTGTCTACTCTACTGACCTTGGTAGGCGTGAACTTGAGAAAGCAGGATTTGAAACAACTTATGTTGAATCTGTTCCTGAAACTGATTCACAAAGAGTTCTTCGTAATTTAGCAAGGCGTGGTTATGATGTGATTTTTACAACCAGTTTTGGTTTTATGGATCCAACCCTTGAAGTCGCAAAACAATTTCCAGATACAGTCTTTCTACATTGTTCTGGATTTAAAACAGCAGAAAACATGGGCAATTATTTTGCTCGAATGTATCAAGCAAAATTTTTAGCAGGTATGGTTGCGGGGTTGACAACCAAGACAAATGAAATTGGTATTGTTGGATCACATCCAATTCCTGAGATTGTTCGTCATATCAATGCCTTCACACTTGGCGCTCGTTCAGTAAATCCAGACGCAACGGTGAATGTAATTTGGGTCAACTCTTGGTTTGATCCTGCCAAAGAAGGTGCTGCTACCAATACATTGATTGATAATGGAGCAGATATTGTTCACATCACAACTGATTCTGCTGCAGCAACTCAAGTCGCAGAAAAACGAGGAAAATATGCGATTGGAAATGATTCTGATATGACTCTTTATGGACCAAAGGCTCATTTGACCGCACCAATTTTCAACTGGGGACGATACTATCTTGATGTAATGAATCGTGTTGATTCTGGTGAATGGAGTTCAACTAGTGAATGGTGGGGAATGAACACAGGAATCGTTGATTTATCAAAGTTTGGTCCAATGATTCATTCAAAAGTTCAAACTCTTGTAAATAATAAGAAACAAGAAATTACAACTGGTCGTTTTAAAGTCTTCGCAGGACCAATTTATGACCGTGATGGAAATCTTGTTGTAGCAGCAGGTGAGGTTCCTTCAGATCCAGACCTTCTGTCAATGAATTATTTTGTCGAAGGTGTAAAAGGTAATCTATAACTAACGGTAACTATGCCCAACGAAGGACTCAGACTTTTTGTTTGGATTTTATGCCTTGCTGTATTCCTAATCGCATTTGGGTTCTTCGAAGAATTTCTTATTCCGGAGTCAATTGAGGATCTATGACACAATATACAAGAACAATTGTTTCAAATCAAAACTATGTATCATCAAACGCTCAAGATTTACTTCGTGATGAATTGAAATATCTTGAGAATTTACCAGAAGAAAAAATGTGTGATGAGCTAATTGATGAATTTCTTGGAAGTAAACGAATCAAACATGTTCCAATGTTTGTTGAAACTCTGAAGAATTTTCTTACAAAGGGTTCTGCTTCATTGACTCGATCAAACATGAAACAATATCCGCATTTACATATTGTATCTGATATGAAAGGTGATTTAGTTGCTTACATTTATAATCGTGGTAAAGCACGAAACACAATTCACAAATCACCCACTGATGTTTTCTATGATTATTTTGATAATCGGTAGGTTTATAGGAGATTTCAAATGATCAAACTTTTTTACGCTAAAAAACTTACAGACAACTGGGCTTTTGAAGTTGAAGTCTTGAAATGGTCTGGTTCACCAGGTTGGTTTCCAATTTATGAAAACAATTTTTCTGCTAAAATTCGTGGTTCTCATCGTGGGTTTTACTGGTCATATTATATTCTTGGTTTGAAAATCATTGAATTTAATCTTTATGACACAAGACACGAAGATGAATATGAAAATAGTGACCTAAAGAAAAAGGAATGATATGGAAATTGGATTTATGTTTGGTGTTGGGTTTGCACTCGGCATCATTGTCGGCCTTCACATTTCAAGAATGTGTTGGCCTGAATATGATAAATCAATATGGGATCGAAGAAAGCGTGAAAAAGAAATGATTGATGAGGCTCTCGAAAAAGAAAGAGCAAGTCTTCAGGAACCCCAATCAAGATAGTTGAATTCATAGATTTCATATTGTATATCTTTTCTCACTCGCCCTAAATACTTCTCTTTTTTCTTTTCACTACAGAATGGCACTGAAAAGAATTGACGTATGGTTGGGCGAAACCATCCAAAACAAAAGCTGAACACACCTAACTGTAATCTCCACTTCACTGAATTCAAATAGATTGTAAGTACTGGCAATGCGGGAGCGCCGTGTGTCAAATAAGCATACACAATCTTATTCTTTAACAAAGGTGTGGGTAAACCATATGTCTTTGTGATTTGCTTAAACTTATAAGCAAACCCTGGTACAAAAATCTGGTCAAAAAATCCTTCCAACATTGAAGTACAACGAAACCACCAAACAGGTGACACAAAGATCAAATGTGTTGCTTCTGTGATCTTGTCTTTATACTTTTGAATCAATTCACTATTTTTCTCAGCTTGAAATGCTGCATGAAATTCATCATCATAAAGATCGATGATTTCAAAATCTCTACGAACAGATGAAAGTTCTTCAACTAAAGTCTTCACAATTCCCTGATGATTGAAACTATCCTTTTTATGATAGCCTATGATGATTAGAACTTTCATGAAAAGATTTCAAACAAAGTAACTGTTCCACCATTGACATTAAATTCTGCTGTTCCTGTGAAGTCATGGAGACGAATATTAAAGGTTGTTGAACCTGTGATTGAACCTGTGAGTGCGGCGAAGGGAATATGAATATTTTGACTGTCGGCTGCTCCATATGAAACAGCACCATCAACAAGAACATTTGTCATGTTCATATTCTCTACAGATAATTGTGCTGAATCAGTTGTGTCAGCACTGATTCTTTCGAGATTGATGAAGCCAGTCAAATAGATTTTTGAATTTGTTTTACTGGTAGAAACTGTGATTGTGTGGACGATTGTGTTCATGGTCAGTCCAGCACCATACCCAATTTGCGAAAAATCAAGCAATTTCATGTGACCAGTGGGGAAGTTCACGCTTGACGATAAAGTGCCGCTGGTGACGCTTCCAGACGCATCCAAGACGAAGTTTCCGGCTTTCAGGGAATCGCCCGTGCCCGACTGTGAGATTGTGAGAGATGTGTTTGCTTGTGAAAATTTGAGGTCAACGGATTTTTCAGAGATTGAAACAGAATTGTTTGCGTCAAATTCACTCGCATCAAAGATTTGATAAACACCGTTTTTGCTCAAAATCTCATTCGCAAATAATTTACTTGCCATGTTTATACAGTTTCCTCAGGTTTTGGATAGAGTGCTTTGATTTCAGCAACCTTTTGTTGCCATGCTTCGACACCGTGTTCTGTTATATATTCAAGTTGTTGATCAATTGTACCATAAGCGGCTAGACGATCTAAGATATATTGAGGTGTATCTTGTTGAGCATCATTGATCACATCACCGGGATTTTGAAGGTCAATTTCTTCTTCTGTTTCAGTTGGAAGGTCTTCAATAATCCATTTTGAATTTTCATAACGAACAGTTTGAGTTGTGTTGTCGTAAGTTGGTGGTGGAAATTCTGTTGAGTTTGCTGGTATCAAATAAGATCCAGGTCGTGCTGGATTTCGATGAGCAACAACAGGTTCACCATTGATTGTTGAATAAACAGTTTTCATAATCTTTTACTCCTTAATATTTGATACAATATAGAATGGTAGAATTGTATGATGATGCCTCATCACCAAGAAAAGCATTTCTCAAATCTGGTATTTGAAAACTTGTTTCGCCGGTTCCTCCCCATGTTGTTCCAATTGCATCAAATAATTCACGAAACATTACATCTTGTAAAGCATTGAGAGTTGAGCCATCACAAACAAGCCATCCTTCAGGAGGTGTTGTTCTACCAAAAGAAGCAATTAAACCTTTAGGTATTGCAGAACCCCAAGTAACTTCACTTGAATAAACAGTATTCAGTAAGTCACTTTGCCCTGATCGACTTTCAATGAATAGTTCTGCCATGTTAATACTTGATACAATAAAGAAGTGCTACGTTTCTTGGTCGTCCATCATTGGGAGTAGACCAATCCCAATTACCATCCGATTTTTGATAATAAGCTAAAGTGCTACGAATAGTGTTATTATTTGTATCTCCTGCGCTATGACAGTGATGATAAGTCCAATAATGACCGTGCGGAATATAGTTATATGAAAGACGATAGATTGAATGATAGTGACGTCCTGGATTCCATTCTTGCCATGAACCAAAACTTCTACCACTATCTGCTCCTCGGCCCGCATCCCAACCACGAACAAATTCACCTCTTAGATCAGGAATGCGGAAACTGTCTGCTCCTGTTCCACCAAAGGATGTTCCAATCTTATTGAACAAGTCACGAAAAACATCATCTGTGACAGAATCAAGAGTTGATCCATCACAGACTAAAAATCCTTCAGGTGCTTCGGATCCTGCGAAAGGAATAACAGCACCTACAAAACTTGGACCAAGCCAACTCATATTATTCCTTTCGTTTGATTAGAATCTTACAGGATTCAGTACCCAATAATCTTCAGTATCTTCTGAAGCCATTTGACGATTTTCACCGGCACCACAAGCTAATACTTGACCATCTTCAAGTAGAACCATCAAACTGACACTAGAGCCATTACCATAGAAAGAAGCACCTGTAATATAATCTCGACAAATCACAGGTGTTGGTGTAGACATTTGATCTGCATGTCCAAGTCCTAATTGACCTTGACCATTATATCCGCAAGTATACAATCTTCCTTGGTCTGTTAGAACACCAAAAGAACTATAGCTACCATCACCGCCACTGATCATTTTAGTTACAGATTCACCAGCTTGTAAGAAGCTCATGTCAATTGCTGCCCAAGTTGATTGAGCCGAAGTTCCATTTGAACCAAGTTGACCATAACCATTATAACCGCAAGCATAAAGTGTTCCGTCTGTTTTTAGAATCCAAGTTGATTGATAGTCTGTATAATAAACCATTGCAATTTCTTGAACATCAGTTGCTGTGAGTGTAGGTATTCTTGAATTTGTATTCACTCCACCAGAACCAGTATTTCCATTTACTCCAGTATTTCCATAATAGTCTGTTCCACAAACATGTAATGTATCATCTGTACACAAGAACCAAGTTGCTCGATAATTTGCCCAAGCTTTCTTTACATTTTTTCCAGAAAGTGTGCCATTATTTGCGATAAATGGAAGTGTAGAATCAACAGTTGAATTATTGCCTAATTCATATTGAGCATTTCGTCCCCAAACATGGGCACGGAAAGCATCATCAACAGCAACACAATGCGTATATCTTTCTCGTCCGAGTGACAACCAGTCAATTGTTCGTGGATCAACTGCTTCAACAGTTGTTTCACCAGTATCTGGATCAATAACCGCTGGTTGGCCGGTAACAACAGTATTGAAATAAGGAACTTGAATAAACCAATTTGATTGATCAGTATTTCCTCTTCCAAGTTGTCCTGATTCGTTCCATCCAGCCATGTATACTTTATCATCAGAACCAATCACACCAGCAGTGTTACGTCCTTCAGTTCCCGCTGTATGAGCAATGAATTTAACTTTTAAGCCACCAGCTGACCTTCGGAATGGATTTGCTCCATCTTCGACAGCCATAACATTAACTGGAACATAAGCATCAGCACCAATACCCGTTGATCCATATTCAAGTCTTCCCCAAGTCCAAAGTTCATCATTTTGATCAATAAGCTTTCCGTTATACGCATGACCTTGCCAAATATGATTTTCTTTCACACCGGGGAAAGTGCTTGGGAATGGAAACAACATCGGATTTGCTCTGTCTCCGCTATGGTTTCCTTGACCCATCATATAATGACTACCATATCCCCATGTTCTTACAGAATCATTATCCATAATTACCAAGGCATTATGTGAATGATATCCGACGTTTCGAAAGGGAACAAGCGCTCGAGCACGGAGAGAACTTCTTGATGGATTTGATGTCCACTCTGGTAGACCATCTGAATTTACATAAAGAATTTGATTTTGTTCTCCGATTGGTAGTCTTTCTAATTTAATACCATCGTGATAGAGAATGTCACCCTCGGTTGTCGCAATACCTTGCGTTCCTTGAGCAAACAAATCCCACTCAGATGAATCGAAAGCAGTTTCACTTAAATTGTCACTTGATTCTACAACACAAATATAAGCAGAACCATTATAGTAAACAACATCTTGCTTGCGATAATGAACGGAAGGTAAAAACTCACCTTTCCAAGTTATAGCAACTTTGCCGAGTATAATATTAGCCATTTTTCTAAACCTTTATATCGTGTTGTATTTAAAAATTGAGTTTTGTTGGAACGTAAGCATCGTAAGTTTGGAGTGAACCAGTAAGTCCATAACCTCCACTTCCTGTAGCAAAAACATCACCATGTTCTGTTAGCATATAATTGACCATATAAGTTCTGTCTGGACCACTTGCTCCTTCATGATAATAGCAATATCCCGCTTGAGCAATGTCAACAACTTTGTCATGAATTGGCATAAAGTGGTCAGGTAAAGCATCCAAATATGCTAGGTCTCCACTATTTCCAAGACCGGCATATCCGATCACATAATTACTAGTAACTCCTGTTCCTCTTTGACCGTTGTTGTTTAAACCATCAGCAAATACACGACCATCTTTTGTTAGAGCCAAGTATGCACATCTTAGGTTGCCCATCATTGCTAACATTTTATCAATATTAACATTATAATAATCTGACATCATCTGATATTTTGCTGTTGTGTCAAAATCTGTTGCGCTGGTTGGTTGAAAATGTTGTGCTGTTCCGTTTACGTTATCATTAAGTCCCGTATAATAATTAATATATCCTCTGAATAGAAAACGGTCATCAAAAGTTTGAACAATTAGAGTAGCATAACCACCATGTCTCCACCAAAACTTTTTGACATTCTTTGCAATAAGATGTCGGTCATCAATAAATGAATTTGAAGGGTCTAGTCCGGGTGTTCCCCAATCTACTTGTCCCCAACCATTTCCTCTTCCAAGCAGTCTTCCGCTTTCTGTTAAAATTAGACTACCAAGACGATGACCTCCTGAGTAATTACTCCAGTGCCCTCGGCTAGAATGCCCTTGGAAATCAACAACCTTTTCTCCAATTTCAACTTTACGAAATTCAGAAATATGATTTCCATGATAGTTATAATTTTGACTTCCAATAGTCCATAAATTACCATCTACATCAATCATACCTGTAACGGTATGAGCATCTGAGCCAACATGAACAATCGGATGATCTTTTGTAAATTCAATCAATCTTGCTTTATAACAAGTACTTGTTGATGAATCTGGATGTCCTAAAATATTATTTGGATCATGTCCCCAACTATAAACTCGCCCATTTTCGCAAAGAGCATAGTAACAATGATGTCCACCTTCCCAATCATAAAAATGATATATGTCTTTTACTATGTCATCTCCAATATCACTGTATTCAGACATGCTTTTCATACCACCTGCTTCTACAAAAGCACCCGGATCAGTATAATGATTGGATAAATTTGATATTCCTGGCTCGTAGTTAAGTCCTGATGACCATACTTGACCACTCGAATCTTGAATAAAGAGTGCGCCACTTCCATACCAACCTTTTTTAGCTGGTTTGGTTCCTCTTGGAAAGTTAACTCTCAGTGGTGTGTAATAACCTTGACCCTCATCTTTATCACCGACTCCCATTTGGCCTTCATATGTTCTACCTATAGCTCGAACAGAACCATCAGTCATAATAAAGGTTGAAAACCGATGCGAACCATATGAATAAGAGTGTTGAGTTGATGCTTTACCAACAAGAGCAGCAACTTTTGTTCCATTGCGGTCAATTGGATGGTCAAACTGTACAGCACCATTTCTTACAAAGAGGTATTCACCATTGAAACCTGCTGCTGTTGTTGTATCACCACCAACGATAATTTCACCTTTTGAAATTGCTTCAATTTGCCCTCTGGCAAAAAGTTTAAAGGCATTTGTGTTTGTATCGTAATAAAATGCCGCTCCTTCCTTGAAGACAACATCTTTATCATTGTAAGCTGAGTCCGGAGAATAGTATCCTCTCCAGCGATACCCTAATTTTTTGTAATCTATATTCATTTAGACTGCCATTACTAGATTGTTGTTTACAATTGAGAATGAAGCAGCACCAATAAAATGCTGTTCGTCCATTGAGAGTTCAATTTGATCTGCTGGCTCTGCTGTATACCAGTTAAGTTCTGTTGAATCTGACTCAAGTGACAATCGATAGAAACTTGTATTTGCTGATCCACCACTTCCACTTGGAAGTCCAATTACACCAGAACCAATTGTGACATTTTCTAAAATGGCTGCGCCAGAATCTTCTCTTAGAATTGATGTTCCATCGCTACGAACAATTGTTTTATCGTTGTTTACACCTACAAGAGGCAAAATGTCCGCACGAACATCAGCAGCATTTCGATGGAAATAATCAAGGTCAGTCCATGGTTTCGTTCCGTCACCTATCTTAAGTTTACCTGTATCAGTTTCAAATCCAAACTCTCCCATGTTAAGTTTAGGATCAGCGGCCTCCCATTCAGATTGAGAACCTCTCCTAACTTGAATTAAACTAGCCATTTGTTACTCCTCCTCCATCTATATGTGTTAGTTCACTTGACCAAACACTGTCTGGTTTTCCGCCATTGATTACTTGGTCAATTGAACTTGTTGAATAACCAACAATACCCTGTTCAATTGGATTCAAAAAGGCAAAACCACCCATACCATCTGCTGTCAGAACTTGGTTGATTCCCGCAGTTGGCGCATTTGGAACAATCATGTGCATTTGAATTCCTTGAAAATTTTGACCAATCACATTATTAGCATTTAGGTCTTCAGTTACATTGATATTTTGTCTTGTAACCGAGAGTCTACCATCTGCTGTAATAAGGTCACCAGATGGGCCTGTGATTTTACCTACAATGTGAATACCGGCATTCGCCGTCAATTCTTGTAAAGAATCTACTTTGAGAATCGATGCCACTATAAACCTTTTTCTATAAGATTAATAATTGTTTATACATTATTTATCATACTAATCTTTTCAAATGACCGTTAGAGTTCCTTGAACATGGATCACACTATTCAATTTGACCGGCCCTACAATCATTGCATTCTCACCTTCTTTAATTGTCATGTCACTATTTATTGTATCTGGTGTAGAAAACATAGGATGAGATGCTTTTTCATTTTTTGTGTTATGCATTGAACTACGAAATCCGTGATGTAGAACTTCAAGAAAAAGAACATCATCCTCTTCTCGTTCATCGATAATAATTTTTTTATTTAAGTAATCAATATCATAATCTAATTCAGATAGTCTCAATCCATTTAGATGTACAGTAATTCTTTCACCACCAGAAAGAGGTGTGCTTATAATAAATTCTGTTTGCCCTGCGTCTGCTGTCCAAGTTTCTTTTGAAATTGTTGAACGAGATAAATCAGTTACTTCGGATGTTCCATAGACATCAATTGTATCATTGAGTTCAGGTGCTTCAGTGAAACGAACAAAGTTTCCCGTATTTACAATTTGATAATCAACACCTTCTTTAAGCTTAATACCATTTAGAAAAACTAAGACTGAATTACCTTCATAAAGAACAGCAAAAACTGTTCGTATACCGTCACCAGCATAGGTGTGATGGTCTTGTATTTTTTCTTTTGTGAATTGATTACCAATAAGAGGCATAGTTTACTGTTTATGATAAGTTTGCTACTTGTGTTTCGAGAGCTTCGATTCTCTCAAGCATTTCTTTAAATTGACTCACATCAACACCACCAATTTTACCGGCTGTAATATGAACATCTGTTCGTTCGAGTACAACACTTGAACGAACATTATATCCTATAATTTCAATTACGTCTGTATTATTGATTGTTGATGAAATGCGAATATCTTTACCGTTTGTTGCTTCAAAATCAGATGGTAATAAATAGTTACCTTGAACAATTACTGAAACATTTTCTGGTGTATAATTCACATAAAATGTTGAAACACCGAGATTTGTTGTGACATCAGCATCACTACCGAGAAATCGTAAATGTTCAATCATTGAACGATTTGAAACATTTTGAAGATTTGAACCAAAGTAAGGCATTTTTTTACCAGATTGGAATTGGATTATAATAATTTAGCCAAGATCTTTTTTCAGTCTCACCACCATATGGAGAAAAATCTTCATATATGATTCCAGCACCCACTCGAAAAATTAGAACATAAGCACCATGAGAAGGTACAGCATTGATCATTTTTGATGCTTGATATGAATTGTAATCAAAGAAATCAAGTTTTCTCAAAATATATTGTGGGTCTCCGTAAGTATGAATAAAATACCAATTAGCATGATAGTTATTATTAAGTAAGACAGTATTTAACTCTTGATAATCACTATAAGATTTATTATGAACAATAGCTGTATAGTATTTAGGATCTGGTCTTTCAACACCACCAACAATTGTTAGATGAACAGTATTACTTGTAGAACATTGTGAAACTAGTTTACCGTTGAAACGAAGACCATGAGTATAATTAGATGCTAAAGCTGCTGCTGCTCCTGTTCCTAAAGAAGAAATATTTACATAAATCACAGGTATGTTTGGCATACCAATCATGAAAGTTGCGTGAGGGTAAAGAACTTCTTGATAGGTTTCTGTAGTTGAGACTACTGTATTTGTAATTGCGTTAACTGTATTCGTAGTCTTTGTTCTTTCTTCACTAATTACACTTTCAATTGAAGTGAATGGTATTGAATTCGCATAAACATTTATTTTATCAATTGAAATTGAATTGTTCGCAAGTGCAGCCTCACTTAGGTCAACTTCAATTGAATCAGGTGTGATTTCAAATTTTGATAAAGGAATTGAATTATCTGGTATGTTAATTTTAGTGAGAGAAATTTCAGCATTTGCTACATTGACTTTCGCAAAAGGTATTTCTTCCAGTTTTACTACCTCAATTTCACCATCTTGTAAATCTAATTTTGAATAAGGGATTGGTGCTAAAGTATTTGCCTCAATTTCACCATCTTGTAAATCTAATTTTGAATAAGGAATTGGTGCTAATTTAACAGCTGGTATTTCTTCATCTTGAATTGTAATATGATTGAACTGTAATTCTTCAATATGTCCAACAGGTATCTCACCATTGTTTACAATTATATGTTCATAAGGTATCTTTGAAAGTTTACCATGAGGAATTTCTTGTAGATAATCATGAGCAATTGCAAGATATGGTATATCAATGCGGTCAAAAGGAATTTCATTTTCAGAAATTGAAATTTTACTGAGCGGTAATGATTCAATTTGAGGTGCTTTAATTTCATTTAAAGCTATCGCAATTTTCTTATAAGGTATTGAAGCATCATTCAGAATAATTTTTTCAATGGGTATTGATTGATCCTGAATATTTGTAAAACGAAGTTCATTATTACCTGTCACAGGATCAAAAATATTTACACCATCTGAACTTACTAAGGACGCAGCAAGTTTGATACTGCTTTTTCCGACAGGTGCTTGAATTTCATCTACAATTAGAACCCCAGACATTGACTACCTTACCTAAAAATATGTAATGAGATCATGGAAGGATCTACAAATGATGTTGTATTTCCAGAATAAACTTTGAATGAACTTGTTGTAAGCTGATCGATACAGACAGTGTTTAGTTCAACTTCTTTTGTATTTTCATTCGTTTTGATTGTAGCAACTACAGAATAATTTTCATCAAGCATACCAACATTAGGTTTGAAATTTACTGTAAAGTCTCCTACACTATTATAAATTACATTTGAAATATTATTGCTGCTGGAACGTATGAATAATTCATCACTTCCTCCAGGAACGTCCGAGTTGATATTGAGTTGCGAGTTAAAATTGATCCAACCACGACAAGCGTATATTGGTGCGTCACCTTCTACATTGAGAACTTTACGCACAGGTTCAATACCTCCTGATGTTTTACCATCATGAACACGAAGTTCTCCTGTTGGTTCATGTGTTCCGTCTTCGGTAATAACAAGAGAAATTACTCCTTTTTCACCAACATAACTTGAATGTTCTGTATCTGTTCCTCTTAAATGACGAATTACATTTCCCATATTTGATCCAATTATTTTTGATAAAGTTGAATTTACTTATTATTTATCTATTGAGAAATGTATAAAATCACCGAAGCAGCAAAAACGAAAAGGTATGAAAGAACAAACACACTGATTACTTTTGGATGAAAAAGTTCTTTGCGTGTGAATAAACTTTGAAAGAGCCGATAGTCATTCAAAAGTTTATTTTTGATACTCATATTCCTGATGAACCATGAATCTTGATCATGCCGGCTCCTCTGGCCAAGTAACGTTTTCTGGATCTTGTAATGTGATATCACGAAGTGCCTGACGATAAATCAGATGGATTGCTACTGAGTATTGCATTTTTATCTTCATCTTTCCCAATTACTTTACGAAACATTTGTAAAAATTGTGTTTCATCTTTAGGATTACCATAGAGAGTAAAATCTTTTATACCAAGTTTTTGTAAAGCATAAATTGTTTTCATTGACGAATCTCCATGAGTATCATACTCGCATGTGAAGCGAATCGTGAATCATAGTTAAAAAAGTAGCCAGCAGAATTATTATCACAATAATGATAAAGTTCATAAGAACACTGAACTGAATCTGTATTTGGAAAATCAGTTGTTGTATAACTTCCTAAGGAAGGAACATATCCAGTATTGATGTAAGTTGAATGAATGTGTAAATTCGATGTTGCTGGACCAGTTCGAATAACTTTAAAGGCATTATGATAAAGATTATTTGCTGCGATTCCAAAAGTACACCAAATAACAATTTTACTATTATTATACTTTGGTGTAATATCAATACTAAGTCCAGTAGGAAGCCAGGTATCTAAACTGATACTGGAAATTTCAGAATCTACTACAGCATGTTTACACTCGATCACGTGCCCCGCAGGAAACGAAACATTCTCCGTCAATGCTCCATTCTGCATCATCACATTGTCTTCTAAGTCTCGTATCTCTTTGATTCTTAAAATACTAGGCATTAGTTCTCCAATGCCATTTTCGGTCAAAGCAATTGAATCCAATGAGATTGAATTTGCTGTAACTTCAACTGCTTCAATTGGTATTGAATTTGCTGTAACTTCAACTGCTTCAATTGGTATTGAATTTGCTGTAAGTTCAACTGCTTCAATTGGTATTGAATTTGCGGTCAAAGCAATTGAATCCAATGAGATTGAATTTTCGGTCAAAGCAATTGAATCCAATGAGATTGAATTTGCTGTAACTTCAACAGCACTTAAAGGAATGCTGTTATCGATTAGATTGAGTTTGCTTACATCAATTGAATTGTCTAAAATGATTGAAACTTCTGTGCGATATTCAAATGCTACAATATCACCCACCTCTGCATTTTCACTT